AAGTGTGCAGTAACTTCTGCTGTTTCTTTTGCAGTCATTGTTGCAGTACCAGATGCATCCTTATATGTTGCATCATCCATCCACACTGAAGGTGGTTTACTTAGTCCTTTTATATCTGCACCAAAAGATGCTTTCATATCTTGTAGTGTAGAACCTTTATATGTTGTGTGCCATACGATACCAATCTTTGCACTATTAATACTTTTACCAATATCAGATGTAGGGTCAACTGCATATACAATTGTATTTGGTTGGAATGTAATGAAAGATTTACCATCAATCTTTTCTTTACCTTTGTCTTCAGAAGTAAACATCAAGTCACCTTGAAGAACTCCTTTGATACCAAGTTTAGAAAACTCTTCTAGTGCAACTTTGAACTTTGTGTTCAATGCACCAGATAGACCATCTTCATCAATCTCTGCGGCTGTTTTGTATAGTTTTGGAGTTGCGTTGAATACTGATTTCTTTGCAACAAAGAACTTACCATCACTTGGGTCTTCTCCAGCAAATATTGCAGGCGCACCATCCCACTTGACTGTCATATTGACTGAAGACCTTGACTCTCCAGCGAGCATATCTCTTAGGGAACGAACAAAGTTAATTGCAGCTCTACCACCAGGCACACCAAAGTTTAATATCTCATCTTCGATATGTTCTAAGTGTAGGTTCTTACCTTCTTTTCCCTCTAGTAAATTAATCATTTAATCACCATACTTCGCATAAGGCCCAGATAAATCTGATGATGCAGATGCATATCCAGCGATTGCATCACATACCTCATTTTGTTTTCTACTGTTAATCATACTTGAAACAATAAACATTGCCCAATACTTAGAGTATAGGAAATCTGGTTTCTCTTTGTCAAGTAATTTATTAAATTCTTCTTGTTCCATTTTTTTCTTAGTTTCTAATGAAAGATATAATTCATAGAACTCTTGTAAAAATTGTGGAGTAGGTTTGGATGCAAGTGCTTTAACTTGTTTTGCAGATAACTTATTTGAAATTCCAGTAATCTTTTCTAATATTGCAAGAATAATACCACCACCTATTTTACCAGCGGCCGCAGTTCTACCCTTAACCTCACCTTGGAATTGAAAGTTACCGAATGTTCTAAGTTGAATATTTCCAGCACCCTTCATCTGAAAATACATATCTTTTGAATTAAAGAAATCTCTGGTATATAAAGTATAACCACCAAATGAAACTGGTCTACGAATAAATCCAGTTATATTATATTCACCAAAGGGTGCAGAACCTTTTGCTTTTTTAAGTGATATACCTACCAAATTCTTTGCATCATACATTTCTTTAAAATGGTTATTAAACTCACCAAGAGTTTCAAATTGTGAGAAGTTTGGAGTGTAACCTTTTTTCACTGCCCAGATATCTGCTGGACTCCATTTGTTTATATTAGAAAATGCTTTTTCTTTTCTATTAAGTTCTTTAAATTTACCTTCAATATCTTTTACAAGAGGAGAACCTTTGTGATAAGTAAACTTTCCAGACATTTTCTTTTTCATAAGTTCTGCAATTAAAGTAGATGACTCAATCCATGAATCATCTAGGGCAGCTTCTATTTTGGATAACTGTGTGTCTATTTCAAAGTCTTTGGATTTTAATGCTTTGAAATCTATATCTTCTGGTTTTACACCACTTTGCATTTCTGAAGAGTAAACACATTGCATACATTCTGTTATGTCTGTATTTTCTGCACCACCACCAGAACCACGACCACCACCAAACATAGATGTTTTCATAACATCTTTTAGTGTGATTTCTTCAGCATCTTTTGTAAGGAATACTTTTTTGAATTTTCTATTAAGATAAAATGCAGTATCTAAGTCACCACTATCAAAAGCAACTTTATCTATATTATTAATGAAAGTAAGAGGAGTTGTGCCTTTGGAAGTTTCCAAAGGTGTACCTTTTTCAATCGCAGTTTTTAATATGTTTATATTGTCTCGTTTCAGAAGCTGTGTTTTATCCATAGAAGCTTCTGAAAGAAAACCTTTAAATCCTAACATCCAATTACCCCATCTATAATACTAGTATTATTTATGCGTTAGGAAACTTGGAAAACCGTGGTCACCAAAAGGTTTATGCTCTGTCATCCATTTTGCAACAACCTTTGCGTCATCTTCAAAATCGTATTCTCTAATAATCTTTCTAGTAGGAAGTTCGATTACTTCCCACTTTTTAGATTCTACGTTGATATCATAGTAATACTTTATCTTAGACCTTGATGTCTGAAAATTTCTCATACTTGCTAGTCTTTCCAGCAAATGGAGTGTTGTTGAATACAGGCTCTTCATTGATTTGTCCACTATCTACTAAGTCCTTTTGTGCTTCTTGTTCCACATCATACAGTCTCATCTTCGCTCTGTCAATACCCAATATAAATCTTTTGTTCATAGTAGGGTCATTATAACGATTCTTTAACTGTTTTACACAGATTTGATTGAGGTCTTCAAGTTCTTCTGTAGAGATGAGAGCAAACATAAGGTCAGCCGTAGCTGGTAGACCAAAACTCTCTGACGTATCTTCCAACCCAATGTCGCTTGAGACAAACCCCCCTCTAGTTGTTTGTGTCGCTGACATAATCGGTACGTTTGTTTCAACGGCAAGTCCTCTAAGTTCTTCTGCAATCGCTTTGATATAAAAGTATGAACCAACATTTGCATTTCCTTTAAACCTTGAAGACGCACATATATTCAGATAGTCAATAAAAATAATGTCTGGTTTAAAACTTCTCTTTAGTGCGAGTTCTTTAATCAGACTTCTAAAGTTTCCAACATGAGCTGACGCAGTTGGGTATTCTTTGACAATCAACTTTCCATTTGTCTTTTTGTTTATCTTTGTAAGATAACTTTCAAACATCTTTCTAGGAAGTGTATGTAAGTCATCCATAGTTACATTCATTAAGTTTGCATCAATACGTTCTGCAATGCGTTCTTCTGCCATCTCTAATGTGATATACAGAACATTCTTACCTTGCATAAGTGTAGATGCAGCCATGTGACACATGAACAAAGACTTACCAACTCCAGTTCCAGCAAGTGCGATATTTAGTGTCTTTTGTGGTAAACCACCTTTCGTTATCTTATTGAAATAATCTAGGTCAAATGGTATCTTAACCTCTTTCTTATGATAGAAATCATACCTATCTAAACCATCTTCAACATAGTCGTGTCCTACTGATAAGTCAAATGATACAGCAAGTGCATCTGAAAGAATAGAAGGAATTGCTTCTGGAGTTCTATTCTTATCTTTCCCATCAATAATACTTATACCGTCAAGAACTGCATTGTAAATCGCTTTGTCTTTACAGAACTTTTCAGTTTCGTCATGTAACCATTGTAAGTCCACTTCTGTCTTATCAAGTGTACTAATGATATCCACAACCTTTTTATAATCTTCATCATTAATATCTTTTCTATTGTCAATACCAATAGTAAGAGTTTCTTTTGTGGGTAGAGTATTATATTTATCTAAGAACTTTTCAATCTCTTCAAAGACTACCCTCTCTTGTCGGTCTGAGTAGTATATCGGTTTTATAAATGGGATTACCTTTCTACAGTAATCCTCATTATAAATTAAATTTGTGAGAGTTGTTCTCTCAATCGTTTGCGTTATTGACATATTGTAAGCTTTCATTATTCAATTGTTCGTCCATTATATCATAAAGAATGTCTCCAATCAAGTTAAAAAAGTCATCACCGAAATGTTCTTTTCCTAACCCATTGGAGTCTAGTATCTGCCATTCAAATTTTAATCGTAGTTTTCCATCCTCTTCGTGTGGTGTAACTTTTCCATACCTATAAACAACACCTTGGTAAAACCCAGCCTCTTTGGTCAGTCCTACACCTTGCCACTTTGCGTCTTTATTCTGTACGAACTGATACTTCTTCTTGTTGTTCTTGTTCTTGTTCTTGTTCTTTTTCTTGGTTTCCATACTTAAACTCTTTCGTTGCACATTCATCTAATTGTTTCATAATATCCTCAGTAAAGAATTTCTTTGGATTATTATTAATAGTCTTACCGAAAGTTTTTGAACCATCTGGCAATTCAATTCGAGTCGATACGTTTTTAAATATACCATATTTCAGTGCTAAGTCAAGTAGTCCGTAATATTTATCTAATCCTTTATCATAGGTCAATCTAACATCTACCATTTTATTCTCAACAGTAATTCTAGACTTATGATTCTTACAGTGAACAATATTACCTATTACTTCAGTACCATCTTTTTCTTTCTTTTTAGAAAGATAGACAATAGATGAAGCGGCATACTTCAGACCAGAACCACCACCCATTTCTTTTGTTGGGAACATTGAACCCACAACATCATAAGTGTGATTAGTAACAACCATAGGAACTTTTGCACGACCAAGTTTCAAAGTTAATACACGAAATGCAGCTTTGAGTACTTGAGCACGAGTCATATCCCTAGTCTCTTTTCCATCAGCAGTATCTTCTACTTCTTTTGTAGTAGATAACATACCAAGTGAATCAAGACATAACAGAATAGGTTTCCTATCTGCTTCATTTTGTTCTAGGTATTTGTCTAGAACTTTAAGTGATTGTGTTCTAAACTCTTGAACAGTAGTCACTGGAAACATAACCATCCTATTTGGGTCAATTCCTCTATCAACTACCATCTGTTTAGTAATCGCACTTTCACTTTCAAAGTAAATAACACCAGCGTCTGGATTTGCATCCAGAAAGTTTTTAACCATACCCATAACAAAAAATGTTTTACCAGTTGCACTTTCACCAGCGATTGCAGTAATTTTATTTGATGGTAAACCACCGTAAATAGAACCACTTAATAGTGCATTAAAAATATAAGAACCAGTGTCAATAAAAGAACTTACATCTCCTGCTTCTACTCCGTCTGCAACCAAACCAGCATATTCATTACCAGCTTGTTTTGCAATGTCTTTCAAAAAATCCATTAAATATCATCCTCATCTCTGTTGTCAGAACGAAACTCATCAAATCCGCCAGGATATCTGGCTTCAAGTTTCGCAGTATTAATATCAATCAGTTCTTCAATATCAGTTCCTAGTGCAAGACAACCTTGTGCAATGTACCACATAATATCTCCAAGTTCTGATTTCAGATGAGTGACAACATCCTCATCCATTTCTTTACCTTGAAAGAAACATTTCTTTACAATATCATTGAATTCACCTACTTCTCCAGATAGACCAATAGATGCAGTAAGTAACCTTGTTGGTTCTACACCTTGTTCTTCTATAATATCAACTGCATCACTAAAATCATCAATGTTCTTAGTTGCATCACTGGATACTTCATCAACGAATTCTTGATAATCTTTTAATAAATTATCATCCATTTGTATCTCCTATTTTGTATAATATACATTATTTAGTTTCAAAAGTCAAGTCAAAAGGGAAGTTAACTCCCCTTTTTTTTATTTTAAGCAGCAAGTGCTTTCTTGCTTGGAACTAATGTCAATTGATTCATAAGTTCAGAATCAGCTTCAAATCCTAATGCTGTTAACAATTCAAACTGTTGGGGTTTCTTCAATCCCATAACAAGTCTACCAATATTAAAAGCAACAGATTCAATGGACATACCAGCAAGTCTATTTGCACACAAATCAGTTTGTTTGTGGTTCTTTGCATAGATGACTAGTGCTTTCTCTACTTCACAAGTATCATTCAAATTTGGATGTGCAGTATGAATATCAATAGTTGGACACAATGAATTTCCATCTTCATC